AAAATAGAGAAATAGACTATATAATTAGTCCTGGTACTGATGTACTAATAACTAATAGACAATACTATGAGGGACTCTTAGCTGTTCACATATCATCTGATGAAGACCCTTTAGAGTTCACTATGACTAATATTTGGAACTTCGAAGAGGAGGCTTGGGAAGAAAGGCCTAGGCAGCCCTCCTTATTTCACTTATGGGATGGTACACACTGGAAATTTCAATCATCAGACTTCTGGAACTCACTTAGAGAAATGAGAAACTCAAAACTATCTAAATCTGACTGGACTCAGATTCCCGACGCGGATCTTTCAGAAGAAAAGAGAGAAGAGTGGAGGCAGTATAGAGCTGCCCTTAGAAATGTACCTTCAACCCAGTCTAACGTAACTATGGTTGAAGGTATAGTATGGCCAACTCCACCCGCTACCTAAGATAGCGTAGAAATTTAATCCTTGACATATCACCCCTAAAAAAGTATAATTACTCCATGTCAAAAGAACTTACTAAAATTTCAACAGAAGGACTAGAGGTAGCAAACTGCTATCTCCAGTTTGGTAATATTCGTGCAGTGTCAGATTATCTTCAGATTTCTGACCACGACGTAGTTGAGTACCTCGACAAGAGAGAGGTAAAGAAGTACATAGATAACGTTTATTTAGACACCGGCTATCGAAATAAGAATAACATAGCGGGTCTTTTGGATGAAATGATTTTAACAAAAGCAGAAGAAGCCAGAGAAAGCGGAGTCATGACAAATAAAGATTTGGCTGAGCTCTTGAACATGGCGCACAAGTTTAGAATGGATGAGATAAAAGCACAGACTGACCTTCTAAAAGCAGAAAATGCTACTGTTAAAAATCAAACTAATATTCAAGTCAATGAAGGTCTGCCTTTCGGGCAAGGTGCTGGTAACATTGGTAAGCTGGTACAGGATATAGTTAAGAATGGAGGGGAGTGACGAAAATTCGCGGTTAGACTATAATAGACGAATGATAGACGAGCATCTAGCGCAGGATGCTTCGAGGTTTGCAAGAATAGAGCAAAAGCTAGATAAGATTACAGATACGCTCATAGCTTTAGCTCGTGCAGAAGAAAAGCTTCTTAACCTGGAGCGGCATAGAAATGAGATGCTAGACTTACTCGATAATCACGAGGAGAGACTCGACCATCATGAGACTCGTCTAAATGCAGGCGCTGTTACAATAGGAGCTATACAGAAAGTTTTTTGGATACTACTCGCTGGTACTATACCAGCCGCTATAGGAGTAGCAGCTTCATTAAAAGTTTTTTAAGGAGACAGTTATGGCAGTTAAGCGTAAGCGTAAATCGGCTAAGAAACGACCTATACCTACTAATAAAAAATTATATGCAAGAGTAAAAGCTCAAGCTAAAAGAAAATTCAAGGTCTATCCTTCAGCCTACGCAAATGGGTGGCTTGTAAAAACATACAAGGCACAAGGCGGAAAGTACCGCATGGGTAAAAAATAATGCCTTACGGAAAAGGAACTTATGGTAAGAAACGTGGACGTCCTTCTAAAGCAGCAAAGAAGCGTGGAAAGAAGAAAAAGTCTATGGGATTAACAGCAAAGCAGAAGAAGCTCCCTAAAGGTTTACGAGCAGCGCTTCTTCGCAAAAAGAAAAAGAAATAATGGCTAAACCCAGAGGTGGTTTAAGTAAGTGGTTCAAGGAAAGATGGGTAGACATATCTAGGCCCAAGAAAGGAGGAGGTTTTAAGCCTTGCGGTAGAAAAACTTCTAAAAAGGGTAAATATCCCAAGTGTGTTCCAGCCTCTAAGGCCGCACGTATGACTAAAGCGCAGAGAAGATCTGCTATTCGGCGCAAAAGAGCGGCGGGTAATACGGGTGGCAAGCCGACATATGTAAGTACGTATGCTCGCAAGAGAAAGAAGAGTGGCCGTAAAAAGAAAAGGTAAGAAAAAAGACTCAAGACTTAAAAGGGCTGGAGTATCTGGGTATAATAAGCCTAAAAGAACGCCTTCTCACCCTAAGAAGTCCCACATAGTTGTAGCAAAAGTAGGTTCTAAGGTTAAAACTATTCGTTTTGGGCAAAAGGGAGCAAAGACTGCTGGTAAGCCTAAAGCGGGAGAATCAGCAGCTATGAAAGCGAAGCGTAGGTCATTTAAAGCTCGGCATGCTAAGAACATAGCAAAGGGTAAAATGTCCGCAGCATATTGGGCGGATAAGGTAAAGTGGTAGTATTTGACAAAATTAAGGAAGCCGCCACAGCGTTTGACGCCTGGCGGCCTTTTCCAAGACTATTTATAGCTTCGTATCTTTATCTTCTGTATATGTCGTTTGAGTGGTTTACTTCCCTTGAAGATCCTACTACTCAACAAGCAAGTTTAATATCCCTCCTAATAGGAGCGGGTGCTGCATGGTTTGGTTTGTACGTAAATTCAGGAAATAAGAAATAGTATGGAAGTAAGTAGGCAAGATGTAATAAGTAAGAAGCTAGTGGACTTTAATATACACGAAAGGTTCTTAAAGCTACCTATACAGGGTTATTTAGACTTGCTAAATATTGAACCCCTGCCCTCTCAAATGGCTATCATTAACTCTATTAATGACCCTAAATACCGATTTGTTACCGCAGCCGTGTCCCGGCGACAAGGTAAAACTTATATAGCAAACATTATTGGACAGTTAGTAGCCTTAGTGCCTAATTGTAACATTTTAATAATGTCCCCCAACTATAACCTATCACAAATATCCTTCGATCTACAAAGAAATCTAATAAAACACTTTGACTTAGAAGTAAGAAAGGATAACGCAAAAGACAGAGTTATAGAACTGAGCAATAGCTCTACAATTCGTATGGGTTCTGTAAACCAAGTAGACTCTTGTGTTGGAAGATCCTACGATTTAATAATTTTTGACGAAGCCGCGTTGGTAGACGGCGAAGACGCCTTCAACGTCGCGCTTCGACCCACTTTGGACAAAGAGAACTCTAAAGCTCTCTTTATATCCACCCCTCGGGGTAAAAATAACTGGTTTTCAAAGTTCTTCAATAGGGGGTTCACAGACGAGTTTCCTGAGTGGGCATCTATTAGAGCTACTTATCTTGATAATCCTAGAATGTCCGAGAGAGATATTGAAGAAGCTCGAAGGTCTATGTCAGAAGCAGAGTTTAGGCAAGAATACGAAGCAGACTTTAACACATTCGAGGGCCAGATCTGGAACTTTGATTACGAAAACTGTACAGGCAACCTACTAGAGCTGGATACTAGAAGAATGGATGTTATTGCAGGGCTTGATGTAGGGTACAGAGACCCTACTGCACTGTGTGTAATTGCATATGACTGGACAGAGGAAAAATACTACTTAGTTGATGAGTACTATAATAGTGAAAGAACTACTGAGCAGCATGCTATCGAGATACAAAAGCTTATTGACAGGTGGGACATTGACTGTATTTTCATTGACTCAGCAGCACAGCAAACTAGATTTGACTTAGCTCAACAGTACGATATTTCTACTAATAACGCTAAAAAATCCGTACTAGACGGAATCGCTAGGGTTGAAAAAATAATAGATAATGATACTCTTATAGTAGATCAGAACTGTAAAGAGACTCTTGCATGTTTAGACCAATATCAGTGGGATCCTAATCCTAACTTACTAAGAGAAAAGCCCAAACATAATATGGCCTCGCACATGGCAGATGCCCTTAGATATGCTTTATACTCGTTTGAAACCTCAACCACGGGGTTTTAACGATACCTGGCAAAAATAATATTTGACTTTGCAACCTTCCCAAGATATAATTTCGGTAATAAAATGAAAAAGCCAATAAGTAGAAAAAGCAAGCACTTAAAAAGAGACCCAGTAAAGTACATACGCGACAAAGCAAAGTCTCAATATAAAAAAGGCACTGAGTGTGTCATTTGTGGTACAAAAGAAAAGTTAGATTTCCACCACTTTTATAGTTTAAGTCCTCTACTTGATGCTTGGCTAAGAGAGAAACAGAAATTAAGGCCGGATCACTACACAGATGAATATATAGTGATTTGGAGAGAAGAATTCATAGAGGAGAAGGAAGCAGAGTTATACGAGCATACAGCAACACTATGCCACACTCACCACCTTCAACTACATACCGTATATGGGCGAAATCCTGCCCTTGTAACTGCCGAGAAGCAGATGCGATGGGTAGGTATTCAGAGAGAAAAAAATGGCTTGGTATAAGTTTGGGTTTGGAAAAAGCGACAGCGATGAGGAAAAGCTCAATCCTGCGCAGCAGTATTATGGAACTGCTACTGAGCCCTCTAGAGAGCCAACCTTTAACTATGAGCGTGCATACGAGGAATTAGAGGTTGTAAATCGTGGTGTAAACCTTATTGTAGACGACAGCAGCGAAATAGATGCAATTGTACACCCAGAATCTAAAGTACAGGGAGTATATAAAGGCATTAAGCGGTCTAAGGTAGAGCTACTGTTAAACACTCAGCCCAACCCTTTTCAAGATATTTCTACATTTAGACGAAACTTAATCACCGATAACTTGCTAGATGGAAA